CCGATTGCGGACGCTACCTTGCCAACCGCGGCTTTTACTTTGCTCACGGCATTCTCGATACCTTTGGCAATACCACTGACGAGATTTGAGCCCCATGATTCCGCATCCGATACTAGTCCAGTAAAGAATGTCGTAATCCAATCCCCAATAGCGCCGAGGTCCTTCTGTGCGTCCGACTTGAGCGTTGCCCAGGTCTGTTTGAACCACGCCGTGATCTTGTCCCAGTTCTTCCACACCGTTAGTGGGATTGCGATGAATGGTGCGAGTACAGCAAGGATGTCCGGGCCCCACTTCGTGAAAAATGCCTTGAGGTCTCCCCACAACTTTGTGAACCACGTCTTGATTGCATCCCACGCTTTGGTTATGCCTGAGGTGATGTCCTTCCAGGTCTTTGTGAAGAATGTCGCTATGCCATCCCATACCTTCGTTGTCTCCGTCGTGAACCACGTCCACAGACCAGCGAAGAACGTCTTTACCTGGCCCCAGTGCTTCACGAGTTCTACGCCCGCCGCTACAAGCAATGCAATGGCGATGATGATGAGCGTTATCGGATTCAATGCCAGAACAGCGTTGAAAGCGAAGAATGCAGCTGTCGCAAGGCCAATTGCCGTCACAATGTCCATAATGACTGGATGCGTCTTTCCGAGCCAGGTAAACATCTTGATAACCGCGTCGACGAACTCTACGAGATTCTTTGCGGCCCCAAACACGAGCGCAACAAGCGTCTTAATTAACGGGTTGGTAGTCATCAACTGATTGATCCATTTCGCGAGGTCACTAACCGTTTTAACCATCACAAGTCCGAGCGGCGCCATGTTTTTGAGCAGCGTGCCGACAAGGTGCGCTAGGTTGCCGATTAGGTCCAGCACGGCTTTTCCACTGGCCGCTGAATATTTTAAGAAATCTTCGAATCCCTTGGTCCCTTTGAGACTTGCGGCCCAATCGCGGAAGTTGGCCGTCATCTTTGCGAGACTCGCTGCCATGCTCTGCCCTGTCGGCCCAAACGCGACCATCAGGTTTAAAATACCACCGATGACGTTGCCGAAGGTGTCACCAAGCGAGACAAGATTGGGCCCTGCTGTTTTGGCAAGGAAGTTGAAAAAGTCCTTCGCTTGCGAACCACCGAGGCCCTTCGTGAACTGCCCCATCAGTGTTTGAAACGCACCTGCCGCGGCTGTGATGGTAGGCTTCATGTCGGTCAGAAGGGTTTCCAAGTCCTTGAGCGCCGAGGAAAACAGATTCAGCACCGGTGACTGGAACGACTGAGCGAAGCCATCCCAGAACGACTTAAACGACTGCAGAGAATTTACAGCCTTCAGCTGTGCCCCATTCAACCCGTCAAGCGCCTGCTTTTCTTTGGCAAGCGCGGCCTGTCGTTGCTTGTCGGTAACCGCGGCATTGTAGGCGTCCTGAGCCTTCGTCAAGTTAGATGATGCTGTGAAAATACCCTTCAGGTTAGATACTGCCACCGCGCCGAATGCGACCGCGCCTGCACCGGCTGCCGTGAACGCTGAGGCAAGTCCCATGACTGCTGTCGTTGCTGCCGCGCCAACTGGTGCAATCGCAGGTATCGCGCCAGCAATAATACCAGCAAGAGGTCCAGCCCCACCGGCAGTTGCAGTTGCTGCAGCGCCACCTGCACCACTACCCGCACCATCACCTGAAGTATCCGTGCGTAGGTGGGTTACTTTTTCGTCGGGGATCGTGTCCAACAACGCTTTGAAGCCTTCAATTTTAACATCCGCCATGCCGTCCCTAACTTCGATATTTACCTTCGGGTCGGCTGTTGCAAACACGGATTTCAGCGTCTCTGTAAACGACAGACCTTTACCTTCTGCCTCGGTCAGCTTGCGGTCGAAATCAGAGATATTGAGTGCGAGAGATACCATTAAACTACCTACGTCCATCTGGCACTCTCACTCCTTTCGTTTTGGCTACCGCGTATGATTTTCTAAGTCTCTCGTCCACGTCTCGCTGCCGTTCTGGCGGGTCTCCGATTAAATCCTTAACCTCTGCCTTACCGCCTTGCGAGCGATTGAAGACAACGCCTAAAAAGGCCGCTCTGTGAGTGGCCTTGTAGTCGTCGATAGATCGTTGGTAGATGAGCTCGTCCACCATGTCGATGAGCTCGAGGTGATATTGCGCACGTACCACCTCGGGCGTCCAGCCGAATTCACGTGCGACTAAGACGCTAACTTCTGTGCTAATCCTGCCTGAACCAATTTCAACAAGGGACCGGATACCTTTTTCAGCCCGGTAAAATTTACGTTGATGAACGCCTCCACGAGTGCTTCCAACTCGCTTGGATACGCGTTGTGAATGTCATCGTCTGTCAGACCTGGTGATATCAGTTCGAGCACACCGTAGATCCCGGTAAAGACAGACGACTTGAGCTTGTCCACAAACTGTTCGTCTGTGGTATCCTTCTCGCGCGCTGTATCGATGTTCGTTTTGACGATCTTCGCGAACATATCCTCAAGCTCACTAACGCGCTTTTCCGTGACCGTGAACGACTTATCTCCAACCTGGACAACTTGACTTCTTGGCATCTATTAGCCCTCCCTGTAATACAGCGTTCCGTCGCCCTCGAAGTTGAGCGTGTCTTTGACCACCGCTTTGGTTTGCACGTCAATCGAGTCTTTCTTAAGCACACCGTAGCCCTCATAGCGGTCCTTGTTAGCTGTATCATCCGTATAGAGCACCAGGATGACTTCTTCTCCGTTGCTCATGAAGTCAGCCGTGTCAGTGTTCGTCCAATACGCATCAGCTGAACCACTAAAGCCATTGAGAGCGGCGATGTATTCCTTCCAACCAGAGCTTGCGAACGTGGTTACTTCCAACATGTCGCTGTCGATATCGAGCTTCCACCCGAACATGCCGCCGACCTGGTCAACAGCTAGCGAGGTACCAGAGACCGTCACTACATCCGTGCTGACCCGAGCCACGTTGAAGATGATGAATCCACTAAGGTGTTCGATGGTAAAACCAGCCGCCACAACAGCCCCGTTGACCTCGACCGTAACTGTCTGGGTCTTATCCCAGTACCGATAGGCAGCGTTCGTGATTTGGTAGGTCTTATATGTCGCGTCCGCCGTGGTCGCTTCGTTCGCGAATGCGGTACCGACTGCGGTCGTCTGGCGGTATACTGCCGCGACTGAACCTGATAACATCTGACCTCACCTCCCCATAGCAAGAAAGGGCGCGGATGATTTACATCCCCGCCTCTCATATTCCCTTCAGATTAGGCGTACGCGAGTGCACCGGTACCTTGGAATGTGTACGAAATCTTGATGACGCCTTTCACTTGCGTGTCGATGCTCGACTTTTTGATCAAGATGTTGCCACTGTAATTGTGCGTCCCATCAACGTCCAGTTCCACAGCCATAGAGCTGCCGGCAAACTGGTTGTCTTGGATGACCTTCTGGCCATTTGCGTCATTCGCAACATCCCAAAACGCATCGAATGAGCCTGACCACTCTTTTAATCCAGCAATGTACTCTTTCCATCCACTACTGCCGAAGTTCGTGACCTCCAGCGTGTCCGAGTCAATGTCGAGCTTCCACTGGTCGACAGAGCCAACCACAGAAGGCGCTGCCCCTACTTTCACGTTCCCACCTTGTCCTGAAATCAATATACTCGCCTCCCTACTTTGGCTGAGATAATACAAACCTGACTCGCAAAACACCGTGCCTTGTGATGCCGTCCGGGTCTGGAATGACGTGGTCCATATCGACCATGAGAAAAGCACACGTCCAACCTGTTACCGCAAGCGGTACAGTCAGGGTCTGGAGTATCAACGCATGGATGGCTTTGACCTCGCTGTAGCCCTTGTATTGACTCCAAGTGTGCAAGGTCGTCGTGACCTGCTGGCCGACAGTGGTGAATGTGGAGTCATCCGTTCCGGTATCCTGACCAATCGCCACATATGGATACGGCTGACCCTCTGGCACGAAATCAAAGACACCCTTCACTTTTGCTGAAAGGTTCGCGTCCTTAGATAGCCGGTCATACAGCGCTGTCTGAAATACACCGAGCGACGAGTTCACTTCAACATCACGTCCTTCAGACGACGCTTGAACTTCGGTAGCTCAGCCTCAAACGCTGGGTGCAGAAACGGTTGTGGTGGATTGCCAGACGTGCGGTGCCAGTGCCCGTCTCCGTCTTTGTAGACCCACGGTGTCTTGCGGCCGTCGCCCTTCGCGGCATACTTACCGGTCCCGAATTCGATCCAGACTGCATAATTAACTTTTGTGCCGATGTCATAGGAAAGTCCGTCCTCATTGACGAATGTCTGTATAGAGGCGCGAAGTCTACCCGTATCAACAGGTGCTAGTTGTTTCGCTCCCGACTCAATCATCAGTGCAGACTCGTTGATGACATCTTTGAGCTCCGACACCTTCGCATCACGATACTTCCGCAATTCCGCTGCAATGTTGTCTTTGAAATCCACCTTTAGTTGCACACAAAAACACCCCCAGGAGATGACCACATGCTACGTGTATCCCTCAGCGACACCCTGCATCTGTACATGCTCGACTACGGTAAAATCAAATGGGAAGAGTATGCAGAATGGGTCCCTCAGGAACATCGGCCGCCTGAGTACGCGACTTTAGCACTCTGGCTCCGCAATCAAGGCAAAGTCACCGCGCGCGAGGATGCCGAGGACAAGCTACGTCAACCACCCGATTAATTCGCTGCAGCTGGCCACTCGTCGCAGGATAACGACAAGAACCGATGTTGCTCCGCATTGTCTATCACTCCGTTGATACGTAGCTTGCGCCCCTCGTAAGACACGCGCATCGAGGCATCCACGTCCTTGCGGTACCGAATCGTCACGTCGTACGTGATAGTCGGCGTCAACTGGTCACCGTGAAGCTTCTCGCTACCGCCCTTTGGCGTAACTTGCGCCCAGACCGTTGCAAGATTCGTCCATGTAGATTCAACACCACCACTACCGTCCGGCGTCGTTGAAAGTGTCTCAAGTGTGATGCGACGATTGAGGTCGCCCGAACTTGGTCGCTGATACATCTACAACACCCTCGCCATGTACGGACTACACAAAGCCCTGATACTCTCGGGCAACGTCGATCCGATGGTAGCCAGTGCAATCGACGCACGCGCCGCACCGGATGACATGTTGGTGGGCTGACCTTCGCGGTTGTCGTAAAGCAGATCGACGTACAACCTGATAGCCTCTACGAGCGCCGCCGGTACCTTGTCCGGCGTGTCACCATAGCCGCAGTCAAAATTGATAATGAAGCTGGCGAAACCGCGATGCCAAGGCCAGATGCCACGCCACAAGTCCGGGTCCACAAACGCCAACCGAGACGCCTTGACCGGAGTCACGCGAGCATAGATGCCGCTCGGGTCCACGATGTACGTCGTTGGGTCGATAACACTCTTGGAGCCATCGGTGTCAATCAGTGTGATGTTGTTGACGCGCTGCAACGGCGGCTGCGGGATGCGCTGTCGGTTGTTGGGCATGTCCAGCAGGTTCACCCAA